TCTGGATGAGTTCGCCTTTGTTCCTAATCATATTGCTGAGTCATTCTTTGCCTCAGTATATCCTACTATCACTTCTGGTAAGAACACCAAAGTCATAATGGTCTCTACCCCTCATGGGATGAACCATTTTTATAGATATTGGCACGATGCAGAGAGAGGTAGAAATGAATATGTCCCAACAGACGTTCATTGGAGTGAAGTACCTGGTAGAGATGCTGTTTGGAAAGAGCAAACTATTGCAAACACATCAGAGCAACAGTTTAGGGTTGAGTTTGAATGCGAATTCTTAGGATCTGTTAATACTCTTATTAATCCTGCCATATTAAAAAATATGGTGTATGACAATCCAATTACAAAAAATGCAGGACTTGACATATATGAAAAACCAGAAAAGGAACACAATTATATTATTACTGTTGATGTGGCAAGAGGACTTGGAAATGACTATTCAGCATTTATAGTTTTTGATGTCACTCAGTTTCCATATAAAGTTGTAGCAAAGTATCGAAATAATGAAATCAAACCGATGCTTTTTCCAAATGTAATACTTGATGTAGCAAAAGGATATAATAATGCATACTTGTTAGTTGAAGTAAATGATATTGGAGATCAAGTTGCAAGTATACTTCAATATGACTTAGAGTATGAAAATTTATTAATGGCATCAATGAGAGGTCGTGCAGGTCAAATAGTTGGTCAAGGTTTTTCAGGAAAGAAAACACAATTGGGTGTGAGAACAACTGCAGCAGTTAAAAAATTAGGTTGTAGTAATCTTAAAACTATGATTGAGGATAATAAATTACTAACTTGTGACTATGAAATCATATCAGAGTTAACTACATTTGCTCAGAAACATAACTCATTTGAAGCAGAAGAAGGATGTAATGATGACTTAGCAATGTGTCTTGTGATATTTTCTTGGTTAGTTGCACAAGAGTATTTCAAAGAAATGACTGACAACGATATTCGAAAAAGAATATATGAAGAACAAAAAAATCAGATAGAACAAGATATGGCACCCTTTGGTTTTATAGCAGATGGTTTTGATGATGAGTCTTTTGTTGACAAGGATGGTGAAAGATGGTACGCTGATGAATATGGTGATCGATCATATATGTGGGATTACATGTAATGAATTACGAAGAACAAATTAAAAATTTAGAAAAAGAAAATAAAAGTTTAAAAATGCAAGTTAACTTTCTGAAGGAGCAATTAGCATATAAGACATTTGGAAAACCAAAAATAGACATAAAAGGTTGATGGATTTAGATGATCAATTAAAATTAGATCATTTACTCTTCTCTGAAAGAAAGTGTAGAACTTGTGGTAAAGTTAAAGACTTAATCGCTGACTTTTACTTGTCAAGGAAAAATAAATTATCATCACCATCGGCATATTCATATGAGTGTAAAACTTGTACGATTCAAAGAGTCATGAAGTCCAGAAGAAAAACAATAATTGAATGGGAGTATCCTGATTGGTAGTTCGTGCATTGTTTCCCCGTTGTAAATACCCTTTTTCATAAATATTTTCAGAACAAAAAATGACGGAGTAAGGGATGGCATTAAATTTAGCATCTCCTGGTATTTTAGTAAGGGAAGTCGATTTAACCATTGGTAGAATCGATGGATCAACAGGTAAAATTGGTGGTATTGTAGGACCATTTGAGAAAGGACCTGTTGGTGATCCTGTAACGATTACTGGTGAAAATGAATATGTTGATCAGTTTGGAAGACCATTTGAAACAGACAAACACTACGAAACTTGGATGGTGGGTTCATCTTACCTATCATATGGTGGAGTACTAAGTGTAATCAGAGCAGATGATTCTGGATTAAAGAATGGTTTCTCAGGTACAGCATCAAATTTAAAGATTAAGAGTACAGATCATTATAAAGAGTTGGGATATGATGAAAACACAATATCAAATGTAACTGTTGCTGGTCGTAATCCAGGAACATGGACAAATGATATAAGAGTTGCAATCATTGATAATAAAGCAGACCAAATACTAAACTTCCCTGTGACTGCATTTAATGCTGCGATCACTGGAGCAGGTACAACAACAATTAGAGTTGGTACAGCGGTAACACAAAAAGTTCCAGATTTAACTGTACAGCAAGTTGGTGCAGGTTTAACTGAATATCTTGATGGACACTTTAAGGGAATTGTTACTCAAGTTAATCCAACAAATATAGAGGTAAAATTCTTAAGTCACGTATCTGCGGCAGGAACTGAGTTTCCGAAAGATTTTGATAGTACATTTAAATTTAGAGCAACAGGTGCTGCTGCTACAGTAACAACAGACGCTGGTGGTTTAAGATTTACAGGTATTAATACACTATCTGCAGCAGTGGGTGTAGGAACAACAGCAACTGTTGCAACGGTTCAAGATTGGTTTGACAATCAGACATTAGCAATTTCAACTGCTACTTCTGGTGGTACAACATCTCTAAGTACAATTAAGTGGAACACAGTAGCTGACAAACCAGGTACATCAGACTATGCCGCTGCAAGGGGAGGTCGTTTTGATGAAGTTCATGTAGTTGTAATTGATGCAAAAGGAACTGTTACTGGTAATGCTGGAACAATTCTTGAGAAGCATTTAAATCTATCAAAAGCAAAAGATGCTGAGTTCTCAGTAGGTTCACCATCATACTGGAGAAAATATCTTTATAATACTTCAGAGTACATCTTTGGAGGAGGTGGTTCTGGAATCGGTACACTCGCAACTGGATTCGCACCTGGTACAACAGCAACAACATTTGCAGATGGTGGTTGGGATCAAGATGTAGAAGGAATAATTTTCAATAGTTCAGGAAAGCAAGATTTAGTGTTATCAGGTGGTTTAAACTACGGTGGTAAAACTGATCTAACAACAACCGGTGCAATGGATTCCGGACTTGATGATCTAATCGGTGGTTATGGAGAGTTTGAAAATGACACAACAGTCGATGTAGACTTCTTATTGATGGGTTCTGGAAAGTATGGTCAGGATCGTACAAGAGCACTTGCTGAAAAATTAATTTCAGTTGCAGAACTTAGAAAGGATGCAGTTGCATTCATCTCACCATCAAGAGATCGTATTATATCAGACACAACTGATGATACAGCAGTCACAATTTACAGCGATTCAACAATAACTGACAATGTTGTTGAGTTTTATGATACAATAAGTTCAACAACCTTCGCAGTATTTGACAGTGGGTACAAATACATGTATGATAGGTTTAATAATACCTTCAGATATATTCCACTTAATGGAGATATCGCTGGAGCATGTGCAAGAACTGACATTAATGACTTCCCTTGGTTCTCACCAGCGGGTACAGACAGAGGTGCAATTCTAAACGCAGTTAAATTACCATACAATCCTACCAAAATACAGAGAGATAAACTTTATTCAAGTCGAATAAATCCAGTTATTTTCTCACCTGGTGCAGGAATTGTATTATTCGGTGATAAAACTGGATTTGCAAAAGCATCAGCATTTGATCGTATTAATGTACGTAGATTATTCATCTATCTTGAAGATGGTATCTCTGCTGCAGCGAAAGATCAATTATTCGAATTTAATGATGAAATCACAAGAGCAAACTTTGTGAACATTGTTGAACCTTTCTTACGCGATGTTCAGTCCAAGAGAGGTATTCAAGATTATGTCGTCATTTGCGATGAAACAAATAACACTGCTGCTGTTATAGATAATAATGAATTTATAGCAGACATCTTTGTTAAACCTGCAAGATCAATTAACTTTATTGGTCTTACATTCATCGCCACAAGAACTGGCGTATCATTTGAAGAAGTGATCGGTTCCGTTTAATAAAGTAGAGGTTTTCAATTATGCCATCCCGTCAACAAATTAACAATATTCCTTTAAGGAAGATTAGTGATTTTAAAAGCAAGTTAACTGGTGGAGGTGCTAGACCGAATCTCTTTGAGGTAGAGTTAGCATTTCCAGATGCAGTTGCAATCAACAACGATGTTTTACAGAAAGCAAGATTTCTTGTAAAAGCAGCAGCACTACCAGCATCAACCATTGCTCCAGTAGAGATACCATTTAGAGGTCGTATTTTAAAGGTAGCAGGTGATAGAACATTCGAAACATGGACTATTACAGTTATTAACGATGCAGACTTTGTAATAAGATCTGCGATGGAAAAATGGATGAATGTTATCAACAAGTTAGATGATGCCACAGGACTAACTGACCCAGATGCATATCACAAAGATGCATTTGTACATCAGTTGGATCGTGATGGTTCAATACTTCGTTCATACAAATTCTGGGACATTTTCCCAACCAATATTTCAACAATTGATCTAAGTTACGAAACAACAGATACGATTGAAGAATTTACAGTAGAGATGCAAGTTCACTGGTGGGAAGCCTTCAAAGGAACTAGTGCTGCTGCTGGTGGTGAAAATATCAGATAAATAATAAAATAACAGTTAAATTATAATATGGCAAGACTTTTTGGGTTCTCCGTTGATGATAAAGACAAGACACCTCCGTCGGTGGTCTCACCCGTTCCTCAAAATAATGAGGACGGGTCTGACTATTATATACAGAGTGGTTTTTATGGCCAATATGTTGACATAGAAGGTGTTTATAAAAATGAGCATGATTTAATTAGAAGATACCGAGAAATGGCAACTCACCCTGAGTGTGATAGTGCCATAGAAGATGTTGTCAATGAAGCAATTGTAAGTGATCTTTATGATTCACCTGTTGAAATCGAGTTATCAAATTTAAATGCAAGCGATAAATTAAAATCAATAGTCAGACAAGAGTTTAAAAATATAAAAGAAATATTAGATTTTGATCGAAAAGCACATGAGATATTCCGTAATTGGTATATTGATGGTAAATTAGCATATCTAAAAGTAATTGATACAAAGAAACCAGAAGAAGGTTTGCAGGATATTCGTTATATTGATTCACTTAAGATAAGATATATTCGTAAAGAAAAAAAGGATAAAGGAGATCCTTATGTAAAAATAAATACAAGACAAGATGAGGCTAATGTTGTTACACCAGAATTAGAAGAATATTACATTTATACTCCTGCACCTAACTATCCAACGACTATGATGTCAAGTGCTGGTGGTAATAAGGGTATCAAAATTGCAAAAGATTCAATTACATATTGTACATCTGGATTAATTGATCGTAATCGTGGAAATGTTTTGTCTTATATGCATAAAGCAATCAAGGCATTGAATCAATTGAGAATGATTGAAGATAGTCTTGTAATTTATAGATTATCAAGAGCACCAGAAAGAAGAATATTTTATATTGATGTTGGTAATTTACCAAAAGTAAAGGCAGAGCAATACCTCAAAGAGGTAATGAATCGCTATCGTAATAAGTTAGTTTACAATGCACAGACTGGTGAAGTTCGTGATGATCGTAAATTTATGAGTATGATGGAGGATTTTTGGTTACCAAGAAGAGAAGGTGGTCGTGGTACAGAAATTACAACATTACCTGGTGGACAAAATCTTGGTGAATTATCTGATATTGAATACTTCCAGAAAAAATTATATCGTGCACTAAATGTTCCTGAGTCACGTATTGCATCTGATGGTGGATTTAATTTAGGTAGATCTTCAGAAATTTTAAGAGATGAACTTAAGTTTACTAAGTTTGTTGGACGTTTGAGAAAAAGATTTGCTCAGATGTTTAATGATTTATTAAAGACCCAACTTATTCTTAAAAATATTGTAACTCCTGAAGATTGGGATAAAATGAGAGAGCATATTCAATATGATTTCTTATATGATAATCAATTCTCAGAACTTAAAGAATCTGAACTAATGAATGAAAGATTAGCAACATTAGCAACAATCGAACCGTACATTGGTAAATTCTATTCAAATGATTTTGTAAGAAGGAAAGTATTGCGTCAAACAGATAGTGAAATTATTGAAATTGATGAGCAGATAGAACAAGAAATTAAGGATGGAATCATACCTGATCCAAACGCAGTTGATCCAATTACTGGAGAACCACTTGAAGGTGGTGGAGATTTAGGTGATATTCCACAAGAACCAGATTTGGAAAAAGATGCTGCAGTAACTGATGCACAGTTAAGTAAAGATACCAAATCGGCAGAGATATAAATAATTTATAACATTATATTAGTTTAAATGGAAGAAATTGTAGATTTGATAGTCACTGACTCATCTCCGAATGAAATTAGTGATAAAATTAAAGATGTTTTATTAGCAAAATCTGCTGAAAGAATTGAAGCAGAACGTTCTAATGTGGGTACATCAATGTTTGATGATAGTGAAGTTGACGAAGTTGAAACTGAACAAGAAACACCTGAGGAGGAATAATGAGATCTTTATTAGTTGGAATTGGCACAGAGGTAGAGTTGTTAGTAGCAACCACTTTGGACAAAGCAACTGTCGTTAGAGTGATTAATCTTGCTGGATCAGATCAAACAGTTAGTATTGCAAAAAGCACTACTACTGGATACGCAAGTACTGCCACTGTAACTTTGCCAGATAATACGATTGAATTTTTTGAAAAAGGAGCGAATGATGTTATATCTGCTCAAACAAATGGTGTTAAAGGATTCAAAGTAGGATTTACAGGATAGTAACATGAAACTAATTACAGAAGAATTATCACAAGTTAAATTTATCACCGAAGGAAAAGGTGCTAAAAAGAAAATGTATATTGAAGGTGTTTTCCTACAAGGTGACATCAAAAATCGTAATGGTAGAATGTATCCGGTAAATACTCTTGCAAAAGAGGTTGGTAGATACAACGAAAGTTTCGTAAAGAAAGGTAGAGCGTTAGGTGAACTTGGTCATCCAGAGGGACCTACTGTAAACCTTGATCGTGTATCTCATAAAATTACTTCTCTTGTTCAAGAGGGAAATAATTTTAAGGGAAAAGCACAACTTCTCGATACACCGATGGGTAAGATTGCAAAGTCTCTCATAGGTGAAGGTGTAACACTCGGAGTATCCTCTCGTGGTATTGGATCACTTAGAGAAGACAACAAAGGATGCAAAGTTGTAGGTGAAGATTTCATGTTAGCAACTGCCGCAGATATTGTTGCAGATCCTTCTGCTCCTGATGCTTTTGTATCTGGAATTATGGAAGGAAAAGAGTGGATTTGGGAAGGAGGAATTCTTCGTGAACAACTCGCACAAAAGACTGTGAAGCGTATTAATACACTCGTTGATCAGAACAGACTTGAAGAGCATAAATTAAATCTTTTTAACGATTTTTTATTAAATCTTTAAGTTCTATAAATAATATTAGTTTTTATAACTAAAAATAAACAAACCGTCCGTTGGGAACAATTTAGACAAAATGGAAAACGTAGTAACCAAAGGAGCAAAACCTGCAGAGCCTATGCCAAAA